TTAGATTTCTTGCGAATCAAGGCATGTCATCCTTTCTTTCATTGACATTATGCTGAATTGATAGTCCGCCCAAGTCCCATTAAACAGAGCGAAAACCTTTTGTTGCTTCTCGGTGTATGCCGAATGCTCACTTGGGTCGTCACCCGAACAAGCACAAAAAGCGAATACCATTCCTATGATGGCGATTGCTGTAAGTAAAGTTTTCTTCATTGTTGTTTATTTTTGGGGTTATCTAATTCCTTCATTTTTCGATAGCCTGATTTAAGTTCTTTCTTCACATCCGGCAATGTCCTTTCTTGTGGCAGCCTTTCAGGTGCAACGCCTGTGTTCCTTATCACCATATCACGCACTTCTTTCCCTACGTTGTAATGCGTTTGTTCAAGTTGTGCTTGTCCTTTGATATTCCGGTTCTTGATTTGTTCTTCCGTCATAGTTACGCGGAAAAGGTTGGCGGCAAGTTCGGTACGTCCCATTCTGTCAAAGAGTTTTGTCTTTTCAACACCTCTTCTTTTAGCGAGTTTCCATGATTCCATATTGTACATTCCGAGGTAGCCAGCATTCTGAAATCTTGCATAGTCGGCAACTTGTGCAGCCTTGGCAACGCTTGCCAGCGATTTGTTGCCATCGGTGAGTTCTTCACGCGTAAGCAATCTGTCTATCTCTTGGTTGCTTTGCACATACAGTTCGAATTTGCGTGTCTGTTCTGCAAAATAGGCTTGTGCCAAAGCCACTTCGGGCTTCTTCACGTCCCCGTTCATCGCCGCCATATAGCAGGCAAAACGTGTCAATTTGAAGTCTTGCATTTCCTTTCCGTCTACCTCGCGTTTTACGGCAATGATGTTTTCGTAATGTGGTATATTGAGAGATACAAAGGCTTTTGTTGCACGGTCTAAAACCTTACAAAACGCCTTGATGTCTGTATAGCCCAGCATCATCATTACCTCTGATGCCCACCAAAAGGTTATTCCATTTTGGTTCTTGAAATCCTCAAATGTAAGGATTGCTTTGTTTTCCTCAATCATATTGCATTCGAATAATTTATGATGTTGCAAAGATAATTCTTTTCTTTCGTTTCCATTGTGGGTCGTGGTGGAAAAGCAGTGCAAAAATCGTATTTTGTTTCGATTTCGGATTACTATAAAGCGCCGATATGTAAAAAACATTGGCTTTATTTGCAAAGTGTTCATATTATTACTATATTTGCACTTGTAATAAAGTTACAAAAGATATGAGTTACAAATCAGTTAAGGAAGTTGTAACGATGTTGCAAGACAACGGCTTTATTCTGAAAAGTCAGAAAGGCAGCCACATAAAGTTTGAGAAAGACGGAATCACGGTCATTGTTCCTGACCACGGAAAGAAAGGCGTTGAAAAAGGCACTTATTACAGCATTCTGAGGCAAGCGGGGCTTAAATAATTCCCACCCCTCATTTTGAAATTTGCAAATACATTAAAAACGGAGGTCACAATGAAATATGTTGAGGTAATTGTTGAATATGGTGAAAAAAATTTAAGTGCATATATCAATGGTGCACCAATTATCACTGTCGGCGATAATCTGAAAGAGATTGAGGCGAATATGAAAGAAGCCGTTGAATTGTATCTTGAAGACAATCCAAATCCCGCACCTATATTTCAAGGTGAATTTGAATTGAAATTTAAGATTGATGCCCCCGCGTTCATCAACTATTATAGCGGTATTTTCACGAAAGCGGCATTAAGCCGTATTACCGGCATAAATGAACGCCAATTATGGCATTATGCCGCCGGGGTTCACAAGCCGCGCAAAACACAACTTGAAAAGATACAAAGCGGCATTGAAGCATTGACGCAAGAATTGTCGTCCATCAGTTTTTTGTAATCATTAAGGTGGCTTTCTGTTTGTCCTCTTTCGATGAATCACACCCTTGCGTATTACACATTTCTTGTTCCGATACGGCTTTTCTTCCGTGATTCCGTATGCCCATAAGCGGGACTTTGACACCTCCAAGTCTTCCATGGTGAAATGGTCAAAGATGGCGGATATTGAGCCGAAATATCGGTTCAATTCACCATACAAACAAACGTGATATATGGTTGTTCCGTTCATTATTCATATTTTTGGAGTTTTGTGCTGTGGATTCGCCACTTCATGCGGAAATATACCATTGTTAAGCATCTTTACAACGCGAATAAAGGTTTTCTTGTCCAAAACCTTTTCAAGTTTGGTCATATACTCAACAGGCAGCCCGAGATGGCTTGCAAGTGCTTCTATACGTATTTTCTTCATACAAGAATAATTATTTTATTTAGTATAATTATTGAAACAAGTTTAATTGATGCCCACGTTTCTTGATGGTCTTTGCATATATGGGGCATTTTTCACTATATGCACATTGTCCGCCTTTTGCTTCATCGAATCGTTACCGCCAAAGTTGGGCGTACTTTTCCGTCCCCATTTCGGCTTCTTCATTCAGGAATGAAACCAACTTCATACAAAATAAACCCCGTTCAACAGTCTTTTCCCCGGCAAATTCTACAAGTCCATTTCCTTTTGGCTTCATATTCTTTCGTGTTTATACCTGATACATATTCCGGGGTGTTCTTCCGGGTCGCCCGTTGGCGTCAAGATAGGTGAACGATGCACCCGAACCATCTTTGTAAAATTCCACAGACGAAACACGACCATTTGCAAGGGCTTCACGCACCTTTGCAATTCTTCTTTGTTTATCCATAGTTGCGAAATATTGTGGGCGGTTGCCCGCCCGGTTAAACATTACCCACTAACAAATTTGACGGTTTCATTTTGCGTGGTTTGATTTTGAAACACCCAACCAAGGTCGTATGCACGTCCATCGTCCTTGTGATGGTATCGAAACCACTTGTCATATATGCCGTTTTTGCAATCGTTCATTCCTTGGTCGTAATCGTGCCGGGCTTGCTTGATTTCAGCTTTTGCCCGGTTGATGATTTCTTGTTGCAGTTGTTCAAACGATTGCGCCATTGCTTTATTTGCTTGGGGTTACAACATCAAATGAGTATTCACGAACATAAACTTCAAATGGCTTCATTTCATTGTATGTGATGCGGCGTGGATTGTTCATTTCAAAACGCATTGAGAAATCCCAACCAACCTTGTTTGTTAAGATTACATCGAAGCCACGGTGCAATAGTCGGTCAGTTCGTTGACCTGCCTCTGATACTCTTGCTTGTCCGTGCTCACCCGAGCCAAAATCACGACCTTATCCATAATGGGTAATTTTGATATTACCAATAATCGTCAGTTCCTTATCTCACCACAAATATAGTGCTCTTATTTAATATGTGAAACTTTTTGCGTACACATTTTGAATATTGGCAACATTTTACTATTTTTAACGAAAAATCGTGTAACGGCAGATGGAAAAGAAGAAACAAGAACGAGCCATCGTCCACCTTGAGAAGGACGGCCAACATTACTACTACGGGAACCTAAAGGCCCTGACCGACCATTGGGACAAGGATGCCATCGGGGTCTCATATACCTACCTGAAGAACCTCAACATCTCCGAGGATAAGCCCTATCGAAACGATTATTGCTGCATCCGTCGCGGCATAATCATCACTTCCAACAGAGTATTACCGAAATAA